GACCGAAGTCTAAGCTGAAATAAACCTTGGCCCGAGGGAACAATATCTATACGATTGTGAAAATAAATTATATAGTTGTAATGAATTTCACATGGGTGGAAACATCCAATTGACCAATCTGCTCCCCTTTATTTATAATAAAGAAAAGAGAGTAGGTTCGATTTTAGAATAAAAACTAAAATTTCAAACACTACCTTAAATTGGTGACTCGGTGTTATGACTTAATTGTCCTCTATTTCGAGTAGTATTAAACTTTCATTCAATACATTTAGGATATGGAAAACTATTTCCCCTATCTAAGGTTGTATGAAAAAGAGAAACATCCAATCTAGGCCCCTATAATAAAATAGATGCATACATCAACAGTATTATATCAAAAAACTTTAACTCAATTAGTTAGTTCAATTAATTGGATTAAAGCATCTGGTAAATATGTAGTTCGTAATCCTAGCAATCAAGATATTCTTCTTTACTTAGATGAAAAACAATATTTACGAATGTTAGATATTGCTTTATCAAATGATAAAGAGATAGAAACCATTGCTGGACCAGAGGATACTCTGTCTTCAGTAAATGAACGACTATCTGGTGTTTCTGATGATTTTAAACCATCACCAGGTCGAACACCCCCTATCAACGACTGGCGATCAAAAATGTCGCGAGTCCTATCTTTAGTAAAGGGTTGGGTAGTTAAAGAATCTATGATTAAATTCGAAAGAAATTTCGAAAAATTCTTACCATTGTATTATAGAGATATAATGACATGGTTTGGATTCCCTTACCGTCCTTCTGATAGTAAGGAGCTTAAAAAATTCAACTATAAAGTGGTCCAGTATTTTAAACATAGAGGTATAAACAATACTATATTAGTATTGAAAATATATTCTATAGTAGTGCTGCAATATATTGCAGGTACTCCAATGACCACAACTCAACAGTTGGGTCAAAGGGTTCGTTTAGTGAATGGACTTCCATCTGCTATTCCACCTTATTTCCGACAATTTATACGTAACCGAAATCTTAAAAGAATTCGGGTATTTTTAACATTGTTACATTCCTATAAAGGAATGAAAGGAATTTTCGGGAAACCGGATTTCTCTTCTATCCAAGCTCCTGCTTTTGTTCGTCCTTTAGTTCCGGCTGAAAGTTTATACTTATCAGATGGAATCACTCCTTTCCTAGTTGAAGACTGGAAAGAAGTGAAAGAATCAGTTCCAAATTTTTGGACCTTTATTAATCCTAAAGGATACAAAGCTTCTTTACTTTCGTTTATTGATAATGTTCCGTTTCCTTTAACGGCGGGACCAAACCATTCCACTTCCTTTTTGGGGAGTGTTTGGGATGCTCTAGCCTTAGAGTTCGGGAAACATGCTAACCTTAAAGGTTACCATGAGGCAATATTAGCATATACTTATAGTATGGATCCAACTCCTTTACCGGAGAAGGCTACTGTCTATGAATTTATGCGAACTAAAGCTCATTCCTTTAAACGAGATATACAAGATGGAAAAGTGTTTTTCCCTTTTCTAGCATGTAGCTCTGCCTTTCACCGTGTGAAAGAAGGAGTTTCTGTTCCGATTCCTGGTGTTGTTTTACACCATGATACTTGGACGGATGCCCAAATTAAAGAACATAATATGAAAGTTCCTTTAGAATGGTCTTATATTGAATCTGTGCTCATTCCTACTCTAAGAGTCGGAAAATTAGCCCAGAAGTTTGAAGCTGCAGGAAAAATTCGAGTATTTGCAATTTCTGATTATTGGACTCAATGGATTTTACGACCTCTTCACACTTCATTATTTGAGGTGCTGAGAGATCATCCATGTGATGCGACTTTTGAACAAGAAGGACGAGTAGAGCAATTTTCTAAAAGAAATTACTCTTTTATCGCTTCCTATGATCTTAAATCAGCCACAGATCTAATTCCTATTCAATTGTATGAATATGTTATCGGACACTGGACATCATCACGAGTCGCTTCAGAATGGGTATCTTTGTTAACTCAAAGAGATTATCAATTTAAACAAAAAGTTGATCCCATGAATACTCAATTTGTGGATATTAGATACTCTCGTGGTCAACCTATGGGGACTTTGTCCTCATGGGCTGGTTTAGCGATGGTACATCATTTCTTAGTATATTTATCTGCTCTTCGAGCAGGTAAACCGAATTTCCAAGATTACTTAGTATTAGGTGATGACATTGTAATTGCTGATGAAGCAGTTGCTAAGGCATATGTCCTAGTATGTAGTGATTATGGAATCACTATTGGATTTGCTAAGTCTTTTGTTTCGAGAACTGGAATGTTCCAGTTTGCTTCTCAAAATTTAATTAAGTCAGAGAATATTTCTCCGATTTCATTAAAAGAAGCACTGAATGTAACCGGTATCTCCTATAATTTAGGTCCAGATTATAATCTGGCCTCGATTATGGAGTTCGTGACACGTTCGGCTCGGAAAGGTTATTTCAATATGTCTAAACCTTTAACTATGGTAAGAGCTTGCTCTTCCTATAGTCAATGGAATAGATACAGCAAATTACTTACTAAAGGGATTTTTCCCTCCGAAGTAGTGAATTTGTTGGTTGGATTACTCTCTAAAGATATTTCTTTACTTGAGAATAATTTCAGTTTAGATAAACTTATTGCCTCTTTTCGAGGGGATATAAGATTGTTTACTGGTAACCTTTCATATTCATCCGCAGAGCGATTTAGATATCAATCTCTTATAGAATCTTCTATTCTTAAAGAAATTGAAGTATCTCTATCAAAACTTCAAGACCTGGAAATTAATCCAGTTCCTTTTAGTTTTCCTACGATGAATGATTCATATCATCGGGCAGTGTTTACAACTAAGTATAAACGCGCCGATGCTCTAATTAGTATCAACAAGGTGTTCTTACGATTCAAATTTATTATTGAATCAGAACATAGATTGACACCAATTGAGTATTTAGCAAAGTTCGGGGAAGTTGAGAATAAAGTATCTTTAGATTTCCAACGAATTATTCAATTATTTAAATTGAAAAATGAATTGGATAATATCTTAACTCATGTGGGATTAGTCACATCTGTGACTTCTACCCTAAATACAAAACCACCTTATCTTGTTAAATTCTATTTAAGCCTTCGAGATCAATTTGATCATAGAAGAAATAAAATCTCCCAAGGAAACATGGTCGGGTATTAAT